GGTGCGCCTGCTTCCATTGTTCTGTTGTTAATAATACGTCTGTAGTTTTTCAATGACTCTAATAACCTAATAACACTGTTGTCAAAGTAAACACGATGGAAGTTCATCCGTGCAATTCTTATGCCAGATTCAATATCTGCAATAGGAACTATCCGAACATCCCACCCAGCTTTGCGCATTATGTCTTCTGCACTCAATCCATACTTAAAGTCTTTAGTCCTACCATCATGCGGTAAGAACATTTGCCCCCAGTTATATTTTAAATCTCTAAGCTGTGCGCTATACGAATCAAGAGTCCTATGATCGTCTTCAATATAGTTAATAATACGGATGTCACTAACACCGCGCTGGCATAGAATAATAGACATACTATCGTTCCAGCCCAGGTCAAACACAACATGAACTTTAAGCATAGGATCGTAGGGTACGTTAGTAACTCTGCTATTCTCTTGAGCATCTCTTATCTCGTTACTGTATATCGCGCCATCTACTGCAGCCTTACATTCACCTTCCCATATATTTGCATAGTCAGGATTGTGTTCTTTAGCATAAAGCCGCTCAATGTTTAATACTTTAGGAAAGTATGGATTGTCTTGCCAGTTTATCTTTTTAACTATTGCGTTACTTGCTGTGTTAATAACAAACCGTTGATAAGTATCATCTGTATCAATGTCAGGATTAAACGTTACCCAGATCTCTGAATCAGGTTTACGTATCGTTGGAGTTAATATATCCCAACTACGCTTACTTACCGTCTGCGCTTCTTCTACCCATACTATATCGACACCTTCAAATGATTTAATACTTTCTACCGTGTTAGTAGCCAATCCTGCAAAGTTTATTTGTGTACCATTTATAGCGCGTATCTCCGACTCTAGCACTATATAAAAAGCACCCAAGCCTAATACTTGTATCTGATCGCTTAAAAGTTGATGCACTGACTGCTTAATAGACTTCTGTATTTCCCTAGCGCATAAGATACGTAACGGTTTTTGGTAGCCGTGTATTAATAACGCCCTAGCAAATCCCCATGACTTACCTGATCCCCTTGACCCATAAGCAACTTTATATCTACTCGGTTCAAATAAGAATTGCAGTATGTTAGGAAAATCAATCTTCGGTTGTCGGTTCAGGTCTGACAAAGTTTACTGTAAATCCTAGTGGGAATAATGAACCGTCTGGTGTGGTTATCTCTTGTGTAACTAACGCTTTGCCTTCCATCCTGTCAAAAACAAACTCAACTGCCCATCTCTCACCGCCTGCAAATTGGTCTACAACAGCTTCAACACCTTGACGCATTTTTTCTCTGTCGTTAGCGTTTAGTGCTGCTCTTAACAGGGCTGATAGCTGTGAGCCTTTACCTGCATTGTTGTTGCCTTCAGGCGCTCCGCCTTTATTAGTTGTTTCGTTTATATCTGTTTGATTTTTCATTGTCTTATGACTCCCGTAGGTTGGTCACATATAATATTATGTAACTGTGTTAACTCCGTAGTTTAATGCTGGAGCGTTAATGTTGTCGCCTGCGTTTAAAAATCTACCTGCTCCAGATGATTGCATTGGAGCTGATGGTGTTTGCATCATTGGTGCTTGTTGTTGTGCGTATGGTTGATAGTTTGTGTTCATGTATGGAAACAAATCTGCAATGTTGGGTACGTTGACATTTTGTGATGCCATTTGTGCGCGTTTAATCATCTCTTCAACCATAGATGGCTGTGGTGGTGTAGGTGGAGGTGCATTTATGCCCATACTAGAATTTAGTGTATACATCCCAGTGGGCATACCATTAACTCCGTAGATTGGAGTCATATTTTGCCTGTTTACATTTGCGCCCATTCCCATCATCTACTCCAAATCGTTAAGCCAATAATCTTGAAACTCGTTTACATTAATCGGATGTATCATTCTAGCGTATACATCCAGCCAGTGATAAGCGTTGTCTGTGTCCTTATAACCTTCAAAGCATGGTGTGCCAATTGTGTAATGTATTAGCTTAATATTATCCATAGGTTCGTTTTCGCTTTCAAGATAATTCCATTCGATTGGCAATTCACCAATCTGATCATCCTTAAGCCATGAGAATCTGTGAAGATACTTACCATCATTATTCATTACCGTTTCAAGCGTTAAATCTTTGTTATGCGTGTTGTTAAATACAATTACACTAGACCAGTTCTTACGTGGATAATCTTCGTTCTTATTGCCCAGGTATTTTACTGGATGTTTTGTTTGGTAATTATGCTTAACAACAAACACTGCTTTGCTTTGATCTTCTATAACGTAATTAACCAACTCAGCTATATCGCCATTGCAGATCATGTCACCATCACAAAATATAGCGATGCCTTCATAATCACAAAGGTATGGCACTAAGAAGCGAGAATAACTAAAAGCGTTACTACCGTCTTGATGATTCTCTGTGTATTCGTTTAGCGTGTTTAATGCCAGTGGTGTGAATGATACTGGTACGCTACTGTTTTCAATAACTGATTGGCAGAAGGCGTGATAAGCAACTGGTTCAATTTCACCGTCATAGCCAACAAATATTTTTAATACTTTAGTCACCTTCGTATTCTGATTTTCTTGATTCCCATGCCTGACAAGCTCTAGGCACATGGCAAGCAAATTCTAGTTTAGTGCAATAACCACGTTGTTGGTATGATTCGTAAATATCAAAATCATTTAACGGATACTCGTCTTTCATTGCTTTTAACATTTCTGGACTGTTATTAAAATAACTGCAATTACCGCAAATCTGATTGCGTGCTTGCTCTTCATCCACTTCCCATATTTTTGCCATTTTCTGCCAATATGGTTTGTTGTTTAAGGCAACATTGTCTGCCCTAAAATTCCAGTTATTTATAGCGTTGTTAGTGTTTACAACATTTTCTTTTTTGCTAACAATTTCAACTGGAAGTTCTAAGATGCCTTTCATTTTTTGCCTGTGCCTTTTTTGCCCATGCCTTTTTTGCTTGTTTTACCTTTACCGTAATTCATCATAAACCCTTTATTTGTGTAATTAAATAAAACGCATACTGCCAGCCATAACCTACGTTGGTTATTCCGAACTCGTCAGTGGGACAATCAGTTACTAATTGGGCTGTATCCAGATAGACAACTCCGAATCGTCTATAAGTGTTCTTTTAGCGCAAGCAAAATATGCCATCAGGCACATTTATTATCTCGCATAGAGCGGTAACTGCTTAAATTGCAGCCCCTATTATATCACTTTTTACTTATTGTCAACAATATATGGTAAATAATTAGTAAAAAACACTATATGTTGTGGTTTATAAACTAAAGTTTGGTTTACTTTTTTCACTTTAACTCGGCTAACGTGATTTTATAATTTCGTGATTAAACCTATTTAACACCATAAATTTAGCTTTGCGTAGATCGTCATCCCAGTTGCGTGGATTGATTCCATTTTTGCGGCACGTCTTGTTGTAGCAATTATTATTTTGTAATACAAACCGATAAAACGTTTCAACCACCAAAACTAATTTGTAGCGCATTGGTAAACTAATCACTATCTTTTCAATTTCGGCTGCTTGCTTATGATCAACTGGCTTTGATATTTGTATTGGTGCGTCATTATCATCACCATCAACACGTTCTGGCACGTACAAGCCCTCTAAAGACGCTGTCCTGCGCTTACTATGGCTGTCCTTGTAATAAGCTCTCCAGTTGTCTATTAAGTCATCCGCTTCTGTTGTCATTTCAATCCTCATATAATCGTTTGCCAATATTCATACACGCTTCAAACTCTCTATTACCTAACTTTGCCATTTGCTCGAATGTGACTACTAAAGCAACTTTATCCTGCCACGCGATCCGTTTCTTACGTAGCAGTTCTTCTGTGTTCATCGGCGTTATGCCTTGCAATTTGCCTAAACTGGATTTCATATAATATTTGCGCTACAACCTACATCAACTTTTTCTCTTGTTCTTTCTTTGCTAGTGCTTTTGTTTTGCTCTTTTATTTTTTTAACCATATCATCCGTAGTAAATGATATTTTCAATGCTGCTTGATCCGCTTTTCGGTAACAATCAACGTAATCTGTATATTTGTTTTGGCTTAGTAAAAGATGTTCGATTAATCCCTTATTACACAAGTCTTTTAATGCTTGATCAATTAAATTAGCTTCATATTGTGATTGATTAACAATATCATCAGTTGAGATAGGCTCATTAGTTAAAACACATAATAACCATTCAGAAACTTTTTCTTTTTGTGTTGGCTGATTAGATTGCTCTATTGGCTTAATCTTTCTCGGCTGCCCTTTTGGTGGCTGTACAATCTTCATAATTGATTCATACGTGCCAGTTTTAGATTGCATAAATGCTGTTTTACACTGATTGTTTGCAATAGTTGGATTGATGTATTTATCTATAACATTTCCATGCTGTATTAATTTTTGGATTGCTCGCCATACGTCATTACTTGGTATCTCTAACTCTTTGCTAATATCAGAAATAGTTTTCCATTCTGTTAAATAATCAAATATTGCAACGTAATCTAATGTTGTGATTTTCATCTAATTTCCCTTTACTAAAGTTAGTTTTGCTTTTGGTTTAATGCTACTTAATATTCTAATTGCTGATTCAATCTGATCTGTTACGATTAAATCTGTTTTGTTGTCTAACGGTAATGATTCAAGTATCTTAACTATATCAAGAGTGTTGTCTTCTTTACCGTCTGCAATAACTAATATTTGTTTAATCATTAGCTAAGTCCTTAATCTTTTGTTTGTATATTGTAATTAATTGCTTAATGTCATAAATTGTGTAGTTCCTAGCTACGTTATCGCTCTTTACAGCGTCAACTCTATCTTGCCCTATACGTAGTATCAAATTGGCTTCATAAGCTGTTGCAACGCGCTCACGCTTTGCTATGTACTTCTCTGAACCTCGATTGCATGATGAGCATTGTTTATGTGCATTATCTTCAACAAATCTTAGGTGTAAACTTGAACCCTTGCTTTTGAAGTGACCACAATCCCAATTTTCTCCATATTGCAAAACTTCTTTACCACAACTAATACATGGTTTTTGTGCATCACGTTCTCTAATGAATTTATTAAATATTGGCTGTAATTTGGCAATCCAGTATTTTGTTGGTTGCATATTTTCAATAGCTTGTTTAACTTCTTTAGATTCTATTTTTTTCCTTATGGCTAATTGTTTTGTTGTTTTTTCTTTTCCAGCAGTTATTGCACAGGGCAAACTGCAAACTTTTGTTGTAGCCATTCGTGGCATAAATTGTTTTTTGCAAACCGTGCAAGGTTTAGTTTTAGCTGTTTTCATTCTGTTCCCATTCGGCAAAATTAATATCAAACACTACGCCAAACTCAGTCGCTGCATCTGCCGTAACTTTTTCTATCAGTTCGTTGTAACCTTTGACGCTTAATGATTCGCTTGATACTCTTTGCAATTCTTTGCGTGTAATGCCTGTCATTACATTAATAAATTCTACAACTTTATCACCTAGAAATTTTTGTCTATAGTGTTCTTTCCATGTTTCAAGCACATATTTGTTACCATTAACAACCGCTTGCTGTGCAATTGTCAAAAGTATATAGCCGTGATAATACTTTCTTTGTCGATTAGTTAATGCCTCTTCGTAGCTAATTATTTGCATTACTTGCTTATTGCCATTTATAAGCTGTGGCTTGAGTATATTTTGCCAAACAGTCGTTATTATGTCGTAAGCCTGCTTTGGCTCATATAGATTAAACGATTCCATTATTTAATATTATTACTTGGTAATATTAATTGGTATTCATCAACTAACATTCTAATAGCGTCTTTTAATATATCCGCTTTAACGATCCAATCAGATAAATCATAATCGTCACTAAATATAATTGTAGTTTCATCGTGGTTTGGTGACCATTGAATTTTACATACTTTCATTTTGTTTTTCCTTTGCTATTTGTTTAAGTTCATCTAACTTACCCCTGCCAACACACTCAGCAATGCCGTTTTGACGCTTGTACAGCTCATATCTCTTGTTACCTGCTACCGTTACCTTACAGATGGTGTAAATACCGCACTGAAGGTAATACTGTTGATTTTGATGTGAATCTAGTTTGTTCTTTAGCCATGTCAATTTATTTAATCTCAATATAATCAGGGCAATCTTTGCTAAAGTCACTTACCGCAATTGGTGCATTGTCACCAGCCCACCAGAAAGTAGCATCTTCTCTTACCTTGTCAGTTAGTTTTCTGTCGCATTTATCGTTAGCGCATTTAGCATTACAAAAAGCCATATCCTTAAAGCACATCATGCTGTTGCCTCGTTATATTTTTGCGTAAAGCCTAATGTTTCATTGTCAAAGTTAATAGCAAGTTTACCTTCCCATTCCCCTTCTCGCTGTTTATCGCATTTTAGTATTACATCTGGCATATCTTCTGCCTTGTCTTTGTTTGCCCAAACAATTAAAGAGTTATGCACATTATCTGAAATAGCACCTGAACCTTTAGCATCATATCTACTACTTGGTGATCCTTCTCCCTTATTGCCTTTTTTAGTATGATGAACTAAATGGATGTGACAATTTTGTCGTTGTGCAATATTACATAACTCAACAACAAAATCCTTTTGCTCGTTGTAATTATCCTCACCAGCAATTACTCGCATTAAACTATCAATTACAAAATGCTTAACGCCTTTTTCTTTTGCGGCATAAGTGATAATTCCATACAACCGCTCTTTGTTTAGCCCACCAAGATGGTTAAAAATATAAAGATTTTGTGCAGTAAAACTCATAAAATTTGCATAATCTTCATACGTAGCATTTGCTGTTTTGCAAAACTGTCTAGTCATGCGAGTAATTGTTGATATCGGTTTCATTTCCAATGAAGCAATGCAAGCCTTTTCGCCTTGTCTTAAAATATCAATAACAGCAAAACCAAGCAACATTGATTTTTTGTGTCCGTTGTAACCAGACCACAGGGTTACCTCTCCGCCACGAAAACCAAATAAATCATGCAGATTAACAAAAGGTAATTTAGCACCTGTCATCTTGTCGCCATGCTCAACAAACTGCTCAATTTCGTGAAAATAATCAGCGACAATTTTTAACTTTTGGCTATCCTCTTCACTGGCTTTGTAATACTTTTCATAGTCAATATTGCTTGGAATATTAACCTCAGATAATAACTTATTGGCTATGTCATCAAGTCTACTCATTACA